TTATTCTTCTAATTGATCCAAGAAGTCAACTGCTTCAGAGGACCTATTTTTATATAGATGGGAATAGGTGTTTAATGTTGTTGTGGGGTTAATGTGGCCTAATCGTTCACTAATAATTAATACATCAACACCATTATTTATAAGCATGCTGGCGTGAGAGTGTCTTAGATCGTGTATTCTTATATGATGGAATCCGTATCTTTTACATGTCCTTTTTAGCTGAGATTGTAGCCACGAATTAGTAGTTTTATTAAACAACCTATCATTTTTCCTTGGCCTATATATGGTCTTTATATACTCATCTATATCTGCTTTTAGTCGCTTATGTATGTATACTTTCCGTACGGAGTGTTTGTTTTTAGTAGCACAAAATTTTTTACTTCTGTAGTCGTATGATTTGTTTATATCAATATAATTATCATGGATATCACCAATTGTCAGCCCTAATAGTTCACCATATCTAATTCCTGTGTAAAAGAGTATCTTAAAAGCAATTATTTTTTCAAAATCATCTAAATACCCTAAAAAAGTATTGAATTCATCAACGGTCCAAAAGTCCATCTTTTTATTCTCTACTGGGAGCTTATCCAGAGATTTTACGGGGTTGTATGTATGGTTATACATCTTACCATTGTATGAGTATATTGAGTACAATATTTCTGTGCTTTGGTTAATAGTTTTATTAGTTTTCCCCAGGCTTATCATATGAGATTGCCAGTCCATTATATTTTTTGGAGTTATTTCTAGAAGCACTAGGCTGTTCATATATTCCAGGTTTTTTGAGTACCATTTTTTGTTTCTAACAGTTGATTCTCTAAGCCTACTGGATATATAAGTAAAATATTCTTCCATTCCCTGTTTTAGGGTGATATTATTCTTATAGCTAGATAGGAATTCCAATTCATATTCTTTTGCTTCTTTCTTAGTTTTAAATCCTCTTTTTTGTTTTTGCTTAAGGTTGCCCATGTAATCATGGTAATATACCAAAGTTCTCCATGTGCCTGATTTTTCCTTATATTGAGGCATTCACATTCACCTACCTTCTTTTTTATGTTATAATGTAGGTATCACAAAAGGACCTATTATAGGCCTGTGATACTCTGTAAGAAGTAGTTGATTTGCCAAGATTCTGACTACTTCTTTTTTTATTGAAAAAAGATATTTTGTATGCTATACTTATGTTAACAAAGATAACTTGTGAAGGACAAACGCTGGGTCCCAAAATGGGGTAGATGGTAAATTTACCATTGAGCATTTCCTATGTGCCTGGGGTTATCTTTTTTTGTGTATTTTTTAAACTTTCAAAAAATTTATTTGGGTTTTTCTTTATTTCAGAGAAGATAAAATCTACTAATTTATCTGAATAAGTATAGTGAGAAGTTTTACCTATTATATGTATGTAGCAATATTCTTCATTTTGCTTTATATTGTAAAAATCAATGAATAGCTTTAGTACATAAGTATTAAAACCCTTTTCATAATCTATTTTAATTTTATGCTTACTCAACCTATTTGAAATAACTGTGACGACGTTAGAATGAGTATATTTATGAGTGTTGGATGGATCTTTTAATTCTTTTATTATAGACACTTTATTATCGGAACCATCCAAAATACTTACAGTAAAATCTGAATCTGCTTTCTTTTTAGTTATGTATAGTTTTTGTTTAATGCCAATAGAAAACTTATCAGAATCATATTCTTTGCTAAGAATATCAATTTCATTCCCTTTTTTTATTAGTTTTTCGGCAATTTCTGGAGAATATTTTAATCGTATTTGTTCATTAGTTAAAGGTTCATAGTTGGCTGATATTGTAAGAAAATTTTGAGATATATAATCTTCCATACTAATACTATGAAACCTTTTTATTTCGTTTACAAAATTCAATACGCAGGCCTGAAACAAAGCTACATATTTTATTTCATAATCTTCAGTTATAAAATGGGTACTAATGTTTCTTAAATCGACAATCTTTTCTAAATTAAGTCTTATTTTTGTGTTTTTATCTGAGTATATTTTTGCAATGGTAGAACTAACACTTATAGTTCTTTCAGAGTCATCTTTAAAATATATATCTTGACCTCTTTTTATTAATTCAGCTTTTAACATAAGTTCCCAAGCATTTATCATAAAAAATGAGAAACCTTCAATTCTGTACTTGATAGTAGGCTTGTTATAAATTTCAAGTCCTAATAAAAATGCTTCGATACTCTTTTTTACAAGAGTATCTATCAATTTTGTATTATCGTCCATTAAATCACCACTCCTCTCTCTAATCAGCCTAATACTTCCTAACTATACCAGACAACTTACCAATTATATATAGGTCATCTTTTTCCTTAACCATTATCGGCTCATACTTACTATTACAAGGCTGCAAGGTAAGGTAGTCATCATTCTTATAGACTTTCTTTAGTGTAGCCTCACCGTCCACTAGCACAGCGTATATCTCACCGTTGGATACGGGCCTATCTTTAATTATAAGTGCTAGGTCCCCGTCGTTTATACCTACATCTATCATTGAATCCCCTCTTATGCTAAGGGCAAAATCGGCCTTATATTCTTGATTTAATATAAGGTAAGACTCTATATCTTCCTCAGCCAATATGGGCTTTCCTGCTGCAATAGACCCTACAATGGGAATCCTATTAACCTTAGTTATGGGTTTAAGGTTTTCAGGAAGAGGTCTATTTTCTTTTTCAACATTCATTTCAACATCATACCCACTTAACCAAGGAATTGTTACACTTAATGCATCAGCAATTTTATATAAGTTCGTTTGCTTTGGCTCATAATCTCCAGATAAATATGTGCTTATGCTTGATTTGCCTATGCCGGTTCTTCGGCATAATTCAGCCTGGTTGATATCGCGCATATCCATTGCTAGTTTCATCCTTTTGGATATTGTGCTTACTTTGATACTCATTTAATCACCTCTTTCTACTTAATCGTTTATAAGTTGATTATATCCCTATTGTTCAGAAAATGCAACAAAAAAATAAAAAATATAGATAAAAAGTTCAGAAAATCGAAAAAAGGTATTGCATTTAAAAATTGCATGTGTTATACTAAGTTCAGAAACACGAACAAATAATATCAGAAAGGCGGTGTATAGTATGTCATGGGATTATTCAAAACTAAGGGGTCGAATAAAAGAAAAATTTAATACCCTAGATAGCTTTGCTGAAGCGTTGGGGATGTCCAGAACATCTTTATCTCAAAGGCTTAACAACCAGCTAGAATTTAGCCAGAATGAAATAGCAAAGGCTATGGTTTTACTGGGTGAAGATGAAGTAAATATGGTTGACTTTTTTTATACTCCAAAAGTTCAGAAAGACGAACATAATCAACAATAAGGGGGGTGATGAGAGATGGATAGCATTACAATTAATATTTCAGTTAGTAATATTTCTTCAATAGGATACATTTTGAAGGAATGGCAGAAAATAAAAGATGAGTGCCAGGTGCAAGCTGACACTCACTTAAAAATTACTGTTTCCTAAATTCTACACAGTTTATGTGTTCTTCAGATACAGTAATGATGGAATCTCCTACAAATGTAAATTCTCTAGATTTTAGTAAGAATGGTGTTTGAAAATCTGAGATTTCAATTGTAGACCCATCAACATCAGATAGATAGGTAATCTTTTCTAAGTTTTTAACTTCTAAAAATTTTACAAAAGATTGTCCTTCTTTAAAATTGATTCTTGCAATCATAGGATACAATTCCTTTCTATAAATTTCAGCAGTGCTGATACTTAGATTATAGCACAAGGAGATAAAAAGATATAAGTATGTTAAGGGGGTTAGACAATGAAAGATTATTATATCAAAGCTGATGAAATTAGCTCCATATTAGACCGGAAGATATGTACCGGCTACAAGATAATACGAGAGCTAAACGCAGAGTTGCAGGCCAAAGGGTATAGGACTGTACAGGCTAGAGTGCCTAGGGAGTATTTTTATGAAAGATATGGGATAAGTGAGAGGTGATTAATTTGAGGACTATAGATGATTTTCTAGGTGCTATTTGGTATGCAACCCTTATAGGGCTAGAGTATATAAAGATGGCCTGGACAAGATGGCAGAATATTTAAGGTTAAGGGGGGGCAAAAAATGAAAAAAGCAAATGACATTAATAAAATTAATAAAATTAATGAAAAATTAAATAAGAAGTTAGTTGATGAAGGTGATATATTGTGCATTCTAGCTGGTGTTGCTGGATCGCTTGAGAGTATCACGCAAACTGGCATTCCAATTATGCTACTGATGGCACAAGGTGGTGACGACACTGGGCTTGTTCGAAAAGCAGTAGATTTTACGAAGAAGAGCCTAAAAGAATGTATTGAGTTGCTAGATGCAATTAAATATGAAGAAAGCGAGGGGCAAAAAACGAGCAAGATTAACGAATTAAACCTTGATTTTGAAGATGTTAAGGATAGAAGCACTATAGAGGTTGAAGAATTTAATAGAAACATTGAGTTACTTACAAGTGTAACGAAGTATTTCAAGTCAATAGGGGCTTTTTGCGTAACCTTATGGACAGACTCCAAACCAGAAATAGATATTCAGGTTGATGATAATAGTGTTATTTCAGAGTATCTTAACAAAAATGAAAAGCTAACCATCAGGGACATTGGGGGATTTGACAGATATGGAATAAAAAAAGGGGACCTTGATATTCATTACTTAAAATCAAAGAAAAGCCGACTAAAATAGCCGACTAATCAAATAAACCAATTTAATTATAACACAGGAGTTTGAAAATGAAAAGTAGTGAAGAATTACTTGAAGAACTTGTCAAGGAAAAAAACAAGCATATCAGCTTACTTGAGTTTAAAGTAGATGTGTTTGAAGAAAAATGCAAGGCACTTGAAGATGAAAACAAGCAGTTGAAAAAAGATAAATATGATTTAGAACAAGAGATATTAACAATGGATCGTGGTCCATTTTAAGAAACAGGGGGTAAATATGAGTACACTATATGAGTTAGGGCAAGATGTAAAGGAATTGGAAAGCTTACTAGACAGGCTAGAAGAGGCAGGAGACAGCGAAGCAACGGAAGAGGTAAAAGAGATTAAGACTACAGTTCAAAAGCTAGTACAAGCTAAATCAGAAGGCCTGATAGCAGTTGTAAGGGCTAATGAAATGATGATAGAGAATATTGAGGCCGAAAGAAAAAGGCTAGCTGACCTGAAAGTAAAGAAACAGGCTAGAATAGATAGCATTAAGAAATATGCCCTAGAGTGCATGCAGGCTATGGAAGTGAAGAAAATCGAAACGCACCTAGGAAACATGACAGTTAGAAAAGGTACTGGTAAGGTAGTTGTTGATGATCCAACTAAAATACCTGAAGAATACAGAGTCACAAAAGTTGAGGTTAAGGAAGATAAAACAGCGATTAAGAAGGCTATAAAAGATGGGCAAGAAATACCAGGGGTACACCTACTATTTGAAGATAGCCTAGTAATGCCTAAGACTAAGAAGGAGTAGGGCAATGACTATATATGAAAAATTAACTAAGGTGCAAGAGGAATTAAAGGCACCAAAAGGGCAATATAATAGTTTTGGCAAGTACAACTACAGAAGTTGTGAAGATATCCTTGAAGCCTTAAAGCCCATACTAGCCAAACATGGATTATTCCTTATGATAAGTGACACCATGGAGCATATAGGGGATAGATATTACATCAGGGCAACATGCACCATATCGGATGGAGAAACTCACATAACAAACTGTGCCTTTGCCAGAGAAGAAGAATCAAAAAAGGGAATGGACGGAGCGCAGGTAACTGGGACGAGTTCATCATATGCTAGAAAATATGCCTTAAATGGTCTATTCCTGATAGATGATACAAAGGATCCTGACACAGACGAATATTATAGACAAGCAAAAGGGAACGCTACAAAGCAAACATCAAGAACTAGTGCAGGGTCAGGTAAGGCAGATAAGCTAGTTACTGAAAGCCAACTATCAAGGCTATATGCAATAGGTGGTAGTAAGGGATATAGTAAGGCAGATATAGACAAGTCAATCCACAAGAAGGGCAAGAATAGTGCCAAAGAATTGACCATGGCAGAGTATGACGAGCTTATAGCGGGAATAGAAAATGCACCGGTTAAGGGGGCGAAATAATGACAATAAAAGAGGCGGAAAAGTTAGCTATTAATAAATTAGAATGGCAGGTTGCCAATGGCTATAGGAATGACTATAGCGAATTTGATATACGATATACTACAGAGCAAATACACCGCCTCACTAACTCTTATTCAGGAGGTGGTGATGTTGGCAAGACCAACTAAAACAGGGCTTGAATATTTTCCACTAGATGTTAACTTCTTATATGATATCAAGGTTAGAAAAATCATTAAGCCATTAGGACCAGAAGCAATAGGAGTCCTTGTGTACTTACTGGCTGAGATATATAAAGATAATGGTTATTATATTTCCTGGAATGACGATATATGTTTTTTAATGTCAGACTTGACTGGAATTGATGAAGAACTAATTAAAGATGTAGTATCAAAAGCTTTGGAAGTTGATTTTTTCAATAAAGACAAATACAAAAAATACAACATCCTAACATCAAAAGGAATACAAAATAGATATATATCAGCCACAGAAAAACGAAAAAACACCAATATCAATGATGATTATATAATTGAAAATGAGCAAATAAGCATAAATGAGCATACTCAAAATAATAGCAACTTAAGGGTTAATTCGGAAGAAACCGGGGTTAATATTACGGAAACTAAGGTTAATTCGGAAGAAACTGGGGTTAATGTTACGGAAAGTACACAAAGTAAAGTAAAGAAAAGTAAAGTAAAGGATAATATATATACTGCATCTGCTGATGCACATGCAGAACTCAAATCTGAAATACAGGGGAGAATATGGGCAGCCTATCCGGTGAAGAAAGGTAAGGTCCACGCTATGAAGAGCATTGAAAAACTGCTAAAAGGCTATACAGAGCAACAGGTACTCAATGCAATAGCGACCTATAAGGCAGATGTTGAGAAGCAGAAGGCATCAGGATTTAAAGAATTGAGGTATAAGCAAGGTGATACCTTTTTCAGAACAGGCATATATGATTATCTAGACTTGGAAGGGGGCAACGCAGTTGAATCAAATAGACTGGGCCAAGCGAATGAGGGAACTACAGGCAAGGCAGACAGGTGGAGCAACTACGACTTTGGAGACAAAGACTTATAAATGCCCTAAATGCGAAGACCTGGAATACATTCCAAAAATCATTGATGGTATAGAAGTGATGGTTGAATGCACATGCAAGGCTGAAAGAGATCACGAAAGGGCCTTAGCTAGATCAGGGATTCTTGATAAGTTCAAGTCTAAAAGCTTTGGTAATTTTGTGGAAACACAAGCCAACAAGGATATCAAGAATGCTTGCATTGACTATGTTAAATCTAAGGGCCATGCAGAAGCTAAAAGCCTGATGATATTAGGGCAAGTGGGAAGTGGCAAGACTCACTTAGCAATGGCAATAGCCAACAACCTACTTGCCAAGGGTGTTGAAGTCAAATACATAGACTACAGGGGATTTATGACTCAAATTAAGCAGTCTATAACCGATAGGGAAGAATACCAAGAGCTGATAGAATCAGTTAAAAGGGCAGAGGTCCTATATATTGACGATCTATACAAGGGCAAGGTAACAGAATCAGATATAAATATCTTATTTGAGATTATAAATTCAAGATATCTAGCCGACATGCCGGTGATAGCCACATCGGAAATGGGACCAAGTAAGCTTATTGAGATAGACGAAGGAATTGCAAGTAGGCTTATGGAAATGGCAGAAGAATATATGCTAATTTCCAAGGGGGCGAATAAAAGACTGGAAAGGTGGCAGAATGAATAAGTACGACAAAATAATGACCATATTCATATATGGCAGGCCTATCACCAAAAAGAATAGTCAAAGACTGGTAATGATGGGGAATAGACCTAGAATTTTACCATCTAAGGCCTATGTTGATTACAGGAAAGACTGCCTAAGGCAGATATCAGGAAACTATAGGCAGAAGATAAATAGGGCAATAAATCTTAGGTGCTTATATTTCATGCCAACACGTCACAGGGTAGACCTTGTAAATCTACTGGAAGCAACCTGCGACATTTTGGTAGATGCAGGTGTTCTAGAGGATGACAACAAGAACATTGTAGCTTCTCATGATGGGTCTAGGGTCTTATATGACAAGCATAATCCAAGAGTCGAGATATACATTGAAGAGGTGTGGGAATATGAAAGTACCATGTAAAGGCTGTACAGATAGACAACCAGGATGCCATGATAAATGCGATAAGTACAAGGCATTTAATGATGAAAGGGAATCTATCAGGAACAAAAGACATGTAAATGTTGAGTCAAGGGCCTATGCCTGTGATGGATCCATGAGAAATTGGAAGAATAAAAAGGGACTAAAGAAAAAAGTAAAATATGACTGGTGATAAAGATGACAGAAAAGGAAAAACTATTAAATTTTATAGACGACTGCATAGACGAGAATATAGGTTTTAAGGTTCAATGGGCATTATTCTGTGATAGAGAATTATATGTTAAAGAGATTAAATATACCATTGATATGCTAAGCGGTTGTAAGCAGATATTTAATCAAAGTGTTGGAGATGATTTAACCTATAATGGTGATTTGCCAGTAACTGGCAGAATATTAGGATATGAGTTATTGGGAAGAGAGGATTGGTAGAATGGGTAACTACAAGCAATTTAGCAGCCTTGAATTTGGGCTGATAAGGACTGTAACGATAAATAACGAGCCTTATTTTGTGGGTAAGGATATAGCTTGTGCATTAGGATATTCAAATCCCAGTAAAGCATTAACAGACCATGTAGACCCTGAAGATAAACTCAATAACGATTCGTTATCGAGTTTAGGCCAAAGAGGTGGTTGGCTTATAAATGAATCAGGGATGTATAGCCTAATTATGGGAAGTAAGTTAGAAAAGGCAAAGAAGTTTAAGAAGTGGGTGACTAGTAAAGTGTTACCGGATATACGCAAGACTGGAATGTATGCGACGGACGAACTTTTAAATAATCCTGATTTACTAATCAAGATGGCTACACAGCTAAAAGAAGAAAGACAAGCAAGGCAAGAGTTGGAACATATCAACCAAGCTAATCAACCTAAAGTATTATTTGCTGATAGCGTGGCTAGTAGCAAGCAGACAATACTAATAGGGGACCTGGCTAAGTTAATTAAACAGAATGGTTATGACATAGGCCAAAATAGATTATTTGAATGGTTAAGGGCTAATGGATACCTGATAAGTAGAAATGGTGAAAGTTATAATATGCCAACGCAGAGGGCCATGGACTTAGAACTATTTGAGGTTAAGGAAAGAACACATTTAAACCCTGATGGATCAGTAAGGTTGACTAAGACTACTAAGGTGACTGGTAAGGGGCAAGTGTACTTTATAAATAAGTTTTTACAAAATTAAGTAAAGTGGCAGTCAACTATTAGTTGATAACCAAAGAAACAATAGGGGGACAATATTTATGGATACAGGACATGAGTTGGTATACATTTTGCAAAAGAAAGCTGTTCAATATGCAATTCTTTATTTAGAAGGCGAGATTAAACATATAAAATTCTATATTAAACCAAATGCTAATGCTAATTTGAATGACTATAACAAAGCACTGCTTCAAACGGCAAAGGGTTATGAGCAGGACTTAAAGGATTTAAGAAAGTGGGATAAATTAGATGAAACTTTAAAGTGGAAAAAATAAATGTTTAAAATTAAAAGGAATTAAAAGAGTGGATTGTTAGTCAGAAAAAATAGGAGGTTAAAAAATGAACAATGACATTAGAAGAATAGTTGAAGAAAACTGGGAAGATATAAAAGCGTTAGTAATTGAAAAGGCAGAGGCAGAGCAGAAACCTAAGACGATATGGGATTTGAAAAAAGAAGATAGTAAATCATATTATTGTTTAAATAGTGAAGGTGTTGTAGAAAATTTAGTTTTTAATAGCTTTTTTGATGAAGGTAATAGAGAAATGGGAAATGCTTTCTTGACTAGAAAAGAGGCCGAATTTGAAGCTGAAAGACGTAAGGTTGAGCAATTATGAGGAAGTATAGTAGCCCATTTTCCCCAACTAAGTCAAATTGGTATATCACTTATGATCCAATTGTAGAAGAAGTAATTGTTCGAGTTACAAATGAGGTAATTCTTGGAATACCATACTTTAAGCAAGGTATGGCTGAAAAAGTAATAGATAAAATCGGGACAGAAATATTAACACATTACTGGTTTGAAATTGATTAAACAGGGGGGTGACTTTATGTATAAAGTACCATTAGAAATTCCCGAATATTGCAATAAATGCCCTTTCGGGAGATGTTCCTACTACCTGCCACTACCAAGAGAACAGGGCAATAAGGAGTTATCAAGCATAGATGGAAAAGAATGCAAACAGGGGACATATGGATATGTTTGTAACATCCAATTTGGCATATTAGGCAGCTATGAAGATGTTATAAGAGGTAATATCGGAGAAGATATTAAAAAGCCTGGTTGGTGCAGATTAGAGGAAATAAAATAAAGATACTTATGATATATAGAGTGGTATGTGTAAAAATTGCACAGGCCACCGTAAAGGGAGTATAAAACATGGATGAAAATCAAAAACAAAAATTTAAAATAAAGCTAATATCTCTAGATGAGAAGCTAAGGAAAAAACGAGATTTAGAAATGGAAATAAATCGTCGATGGAATGTATTGTTAAGAGAAGAATCATTGACAAATACTGACAGGCATTTAATATCAATGGCTTTAAACAGTCAATTTGGTAGTATTGAAAGCAGAATCAAACAAGAATACAAGGCACATAATAGGGAATTGCCGGAGATTTTAAGAGATTGGATATAAGGAGAAAAATAATGGAAGAAACAAATAAAGCACAACATCTTGTTATTAAGTACTTTGATACTTATCCTGTGAAAGAATATTTATTTGATACCGAAGAAGAAGCAAGAGAATTTGAGAAAAAAGAAAATAAGAAAGTGGAACATTTTCCAAAAACAGAATTTATGTATAGAGGAATAGTAAGGAGTTAATAAAGAAAATTAGAAAGGTGTTGCCAAAATGAAAGTGGATAGCATATATAGATTAGAGTCTAGGATAGACTTTATGGATAACATAACAATTAACGATAAATTCTATACAAGCAAGGAAGAAGCCTTGCAGCAACTGGCAGATTTTAAGGAAGAAATAGAAGAAGCATATGCAGACTATGATGGTATAGAATATGGAATTCATATAGTTTTACAAGAAATAAAGCTAACAGGGATAGAGGATATAGATTGTGATGCAAAAGAAATATTACTATCCGAGTGGGTTTGTGATGAAAAGGCCACAGAAGAGCAATGGGATGATATGAGAAGAGATGGCAAAGAAGTAGATAAGAGCATGCAAATAGGTGTGTGGGAAGATTATGACATTAACTAACCAGGGGTTAAAAGGCATGATAAGATACTTATACAATAATAGTAAAGGTGAGTTATATAGCTCAGACAAATTTATTCCACCTATATATTCACTTAGAAAAGAATATAGGGACTATATAGGTAGCGTAAACATTCATAATGAACGTGCTTTAGAAGATTTTGTAGAATGGGTTACTTCGTGGGGAAAATATACAGAAGAAGATATATTGAAAGCCTTAAAAGTTGAAAAATACCAATTAATATCTAAAAAATTAAAAGACTTTATAGAAGCACCTGAAAGCGGTACAAATGAAACAATAGAAAATGTAGTTGATGATATTATCAATGAACTAGGTGGAGATAGTTATTGTTGTTCGGTTTACGATAATTTAAATGAATGCGATATTTGCAATATAGAAGATTTTAGCAATAAACTATTTCATAATATCGTTGAAAAAATAATTAATGTAATAGAAACGTTTGAAGAAGAGAGGTAAAAATGAATAATGTTGTTTTAGTTGGAAGACTAACCAAGGATCCTGAACTTAAATATTTAACATCAGGAACAGCAGTAGCCACATTTACATTGGCTATTGATAGAGATTATAAAAATAAAGATGGGTCAATAACTGCTGACTTCATACCCGTAGAAATTATGGGTAAGCCTGCAGAGTTTGTAGCTAACTATATAACTAAGGGTAGGCTAGTAGGTGTTCAGGGGTCTATCAGGGTTGATAGATACGAAACACCTGATGGCGAAAAGAGGACATTCACAAAGGTAGCAGGTAGAAATATACAGGCATTAGAAAGTAAGTCGAAGGCTGAACAGAGCGAACAAGCACCGCAGGAGACACCGGCCGAGTTTAGTGCGGTAGATGATGACGATGTACCATTCTAGTGATAGAGAGGTGGTAATGAGTGGAGTTAAAAGAATTAACGGATAAGATATTAGAATTATTTAACACAAAAGCAGAGGGGTTGTCTGAATCAATTTTTGATGTGGTTATAAATAATAAAACTGATTATATGGATAAATATTTAGACATAGTATCAGGAAATGTCGAAGAGGATTTACTTCAAAAAATTTGGCAATACTACTTAGCCGATAGAGAGGGGAAGAAGCAAGATTATACACCTAAGTGTTTAGCAGAATTAGTTAGTAGGTTAAGCGAAACAGGTAATGAAGAGGTGGTACTTGACCTATGTGCGGGAAGTGGAGCTTTAACTATTCAGAAGTGGAATAGTAACAAAAAGCTTAAATTCATCTGCATAGAAATTGATAACAATGTAATACCGTTGCTGTTATTCAATTTAATGGTAAGAAATATTGATGCATATGTTATTCGTAAAGATAGCCTGAATAATAGCTTTAACGAAGAAATATATCACGTGAGCAAAGGGGATAAATACGGGAAGTTAAATAAGGTAAACGCATGCCAATATAAGGCAGATACATGTATATGTAATCCCCCATATAATTTAAAATGGGACGGGTCGTTATTTGGAGCAATGGATCCTAGATTTATACTTTATGGAGTACCACCTAAAAGTAACGCAAATTTTGCATTCATCCTAACAGCACTTGATATGGTAAGCGAAAAAGCAAGCTTTATATTACCTAACAATGTATTAAGTTCCACCAATAAGGATGAAGTTAATATTATAAAGAATTTAATAGATACGAATATAATCGAATCGGTAATACTTAATCCAGACCATATGTTTGAATCAACAAGTATACCCACATGTATGTTGACTCTCAACAAGAAAAAACAAACCACAAAAGTTGAGATGATAGATATGAGCGATACATATGTGGAGGAAATAAGAGAGCAACGAGGACAATTCGGGGGAAAAGCACATACCAATAGGGTGTATAAGAAAACAGTTAAATCATATAGCACAGAACAAATACAAGATATTCTTTCATGGATAAAAGACTTAACAATAAATGAAAATGCCACACAGGTTGAAATTAACAATATTAAGTCTAGTGGATACGAATTAAGACCTAGGGTTTATATTCAATCTGAAGCAGAAGAAAGGCACAGAGAGTATGAAGATATAGTCAATGATTTAAATCATATTAGGGATGATAAAAACTCACTAAAGCTAAGTATAAATGAAAATTTAGCCAGAAGCCTAGGTTTTGATGTGGGGCTTTATAAGCAAAAAAATGACATAGTACTTCCTGAGCAAATAGGACATAAAATCAAAAAAGAAAGTTATATAACTTTTACGAAGAATAAAAACCAACTTATGTTTGAAAATAAAAGCAGTGAAAGTGTCAATCCTATTTTGATGATGATATTAAATAGCTGGAAAGAGTTTATATATTATTTAAATATCCAAGAAAATAGATATTTGGCAGAATTAAGGGACAAGCTGACAAGCGATTTAATGTCGGGAAAAATAGAGGTGTAAAAAGGGGGATAAGATGAGTTATTTAGATTACAGGAAATTGCCTAAGAAGATATATTGCATTGTGATATTAATTATAGTTGCATGGATGATATTTATAACCGGGCTTAGTTTAGGTAAAACAGTTCAAAAAGAACAAGATAGGCTATATGTAGGAAGAGTCATTGAGAAAGAATACGTGCCAGAAAAGATAAAAGATGGTGAGAGATACGAGGAAGCGTATTACATAGTGGTTGAAGATAATCATGGAGAAATGCTTAGGTATAGTGTGTCTAAGGATGTTTACCAGCAAATTGATATAGGTGAGATGTATAGAAGAAAGTAGGGGTAATATTGAGTGGCAAAAGATGGAACGACGAAGAGGTAAATTTTATTATAGCTAATATTCAGGATGAGTTGGAAACTCAATATAATAAATTTACACTTGAATTTGGAAATGAAAGAACATATATAGCATTCAGGGAAAAGAGAATGCATATTTTAAGAAAGTATAACATTCAAGATTGCAGGAAAAGAAAATCAGCAAAAAAGAATGTATGGACCGAAGAAGAAGATCTATTTATTAGTGAACACATAACAGATAAAAATGATGTTTTATATGAGAAATTCGAAAAGAAATTTAAATCAGGCAGAAGTAAAAAGGCAGTAGAAATAAGAAAATCTTGGATAAAGCGTGGTTATGTGGTGAATTATCCTAGTTCAACGAAAAATGTTAACGCAAAGGAAACAGCATCAAGGGAAAGAATGATACAGTTAGCCAAAATACACAAGAGAAACTCTGCACTAAAAGATTTTAGTTTCTTAGTACCAGAAATAGAATATCGAGTAAGAAGCACAGAAGCAGGAGCAAAGTGGATAGAAGGCAAGTATCTATACATGAATGAACACAGTCTATATTTTAGAACAAGGTATGGATTTATTGAGACACTGCCAAGAAATAGAAATCTAGTAATGATCAAAGAAAAGAATACTAACCAAATGATATGTAAGCATTTGAATTTTGATACAAAAGATAAGGTATAAGGTGATGCAATGGAGCTAGATGCAAAAGAATATTTAAAGCAAGTATACAAGATAGACCTAAGCATAAAGGCATTAGAAATGGAGATAGAGGAATTAAACGCACTTGCTGAAGGTGGAGCTATTAATTATGAAGAACGAGTGCAGACCAGTGGAAGAGCATCCACAGAGAGTATAATGTGCATGATAGTAGATAACAAGTCGAAATTGTACGATATGCTTATCAATAAACTAAGGTTAAAGGTAGAGATATCAGATAAGATATATAAGATAGCCGATAGTAAATATTCAGAAATATATCAATCACTGCTATTTAATAGGTATATTTTATGTATGGAGTGGGACAAGATGGCAGAAGAAATGGGCTACAGCAAAAGAAGATTGTTTGAATTACACGGAAACGCACTAGAATCATTTAGAAAGTGTAATTCTTAAAAAGTCCGCATTTAATCGCACTTGAACATATGTTATTATGTTAATGTGGAAGTATAAAGGAAAGCCAGTAAGTAGCTTCATATAATCTCTAGGGCAAGAACCTTTTACTTCCACTACTAACATTAGGAAGTTACCATAGACCTCCTTAACTTATATATTGATTCAGAAAAAGGCATCTTAGGGTGTCTTTTTTGTTGTGATAAAAAGTAACGATAGCGTTACCAGTAAAATTGAAAAAATGTGTTGAAAAGCCTATAAAAGATGGTATAATATAGTTAAGGAATTTCGAATAATTATATTTAAGGGGGTGCACAATTGTGGCTACAAAATCTTTTTTAAAGAATATAAACATTAAGAAGAAAAAAGATGCTGTGAGTTTCATTGAAGCACTGGAGGCATCTAAAAAAAGAGAAAAGACAAACACAGTAGAAAGAAAAGTATTAACAAAAAATTTAGTGGAAAAGGAAGAAATAGTAGCTTTTTTTAATGGATAATGAATATATAACAATCAATTTAAAGGATATTATACCTCATATAGATGAGAAGTTGTTATATAGTTATTTGAATTCGTTTATCAGTAAAAATCCGGATGTTGAGATGTATATAAAGCAGAAGGCCGTACAATTCTGTAAAAGTAATATATCAACTACTTTCTTGGTTTTTAGGAAAATCAACAGTAAAAGAGTTTTCGTGGGATATTTTGCTTTGGCAAGCAAGAATATGAGAATAAAGAAGAATCACTGTTTGAGTAGAACACTGATAAAAAGGATAAAAAAGTTTGCCATACTTGACAGAAAATCAGGAGATTTTGATGTTACGAGTATTTTAATCGGGCAGTTAGGTAAAAACTTTAGTGTGCCTAAAGAGGAATCCATAACAGGAGACGAGCTTCTGCATCTCGCATGCGAAAAGGTTAGAGACATACAGCATTTACTTAGTGGAAAATGTGTATTTCTAGAGTGTCAGGACTCGGAAAAACTGAAAGAATTTTATCACAATAATGGTTTTTTCTGCTTTGGCATGCGCGAGCTAGATAAAGATGAGGTAAGTGATAACTCAAAAGATAGATATTTGCTTCAGTGGTTAAAATATTTAGATTAAAAAAAACTAAGCTAAAAAGGACATCCAAATGGGTGTCTTTTTTCATGCAATAAATTGAAAGAGAGGTGAGCCTGATGGCAAAATTAACCGATAAGCAACGCCGATTTGTAGAAGAATATCTAATCGATCTTAACGCCACTCAGGCGGCCATAAGAGCGGGATATTCAGTAAAAACTGCTAAAGAAATTGCAGCACAAAACTTAACAAAACTTAACATTTCAAACGAGATTGCTAAGGCAATGGCAGAAAGGTCAAGGAGAACAGGGGTAACGGCAGATAGAGTTATAGAGGAGTTAGCAAAGATAGGATTTGTCAATATAGGTGATGTAGTCGACGTAACAACGGGTGGTGTGTATTTGGATGTTAAAAAAGATGACCTAGCCAGTATTCAGTCAATTAAAATCAAAGAAACTGAATTTGGTAGAGAGCAGGAAGTTAAGCTATATGATAAGAAATCCGCACTAGAATTACTTGGAAAGCACTTAGGTATATTTACAGACAAGATAAATATTAATGCCAATGTAGACAGCCGAAAACTAGATGATGTTATTAGTCAGTTGGGTGGTGAGGGTTTAGATGAATGATCATGTAATGCCATTATCACCTAAATATATAGATTTTTGTAATACTGTTAATGGTGTTGATGTTGATGTATTAGAGGGAACAACCGCTTCTGGCAAAACTACGATTGGTGCAGGCGTGAAATTTATGCGTATGGTGTCTAGGTCAAATAAGAAACTTCACATCATAGCTGCAAAGACCACTGGTATAGCAGAAAAGAACATACTAAACCCAGACTATGGTATTTTAGATATTCACCCACACGCAGAATATTATGGTAATGGTGATAAGTCTGATAAAATCCCACACATTAAGTTTGAGGGTAAGATAATTTATATCCTAGGTTATGATAATAGGGATAAGTGGAAAATGGCCCTAGGCGGTCAGTATGGGTGTGTGTACATAGACGAATGTAACACAGCGGATATAGAATTTATGCGAGAAATTGTATCCAGAAATGACTACATGCTACTGACCTTAAATCCTGATGATCCTAATCTGCTGGTATATGATGAATTTATAAATAGATCCAGGCCGTATAAGAAATATAAGGCGGATGTACCACCAGAAATTATGGAAGATTTAGAAAAAGTAGAGCCAACACCTAAGTGGCGATATTGGTTTTTCACTTTTAATGATAATCTTAGTTTATCCCCTGAGGAGATAGAGAAGAAAAAAAGGTCAGTACCTAAAGGGACCAAACTGTACAAAAATAAGATACTAGGTCTTAGGGGTAGAGCGACAGGGCTGGTATTCCCTAACTTTGACAGACAAGTTCATGTAAAATCGGAGAGGTGGCTTAGAAATAGACTTGACGAAAAGTACTGTAAAGAACATAAAATAAAGCAGTGGAAATTAATACATTTTACGGGCGCATTAGATACATCATATTCAAGTGAAAGCCCTGATACATTTGCTATGAGTTTTCAAGGGATTACTGATACAGGTGTGCTGATATACCTTGAAGAAGAGGTATATAATAACGCTAAGTTAACGCAGCCACTGGCGCCTAGTGATATAGCGCCTTTATTTTATGAGTTCCTGGAAAGAAATAGGGTAAAGTGGGGATTCAGTCCTGATAACTTTATAGATTCAGCAGACCAGGCTACGCTAACAGAAATTAATAAATTTAGGCGCAGAAACCCAAAGGCATCCGTGTATAGATTTAATAATGCGTGGAAGAAGATGACAATAATAGATCGTATTCACCTGATGTTAGGTTGGCTAAATTATGATGATGGCCAAGACCCGTATTATTATGTACTTGACCACAACCCACACCATATAAGAGAAATGGAAACTTATAGCTGGAAAGAAGATAAATATGAGCCAGAAGACCGTAACGACCACACAATAAATAGTGGCCAGTATGGTTTTATTCCGTATAAATTTAGTATAGGAGAGAGGTGATAAAGTGATAAATATTATAAAAAATAATACTGATATACCAGTTAATTTGACAGAGTTAATCAGTTTTAATAATAACTGTATTAAAAACAGGATCTGGTATAGAGGTGACCCGTCAGAGTTAGAAGAATTCTTTAAGTCGGCTATTAACTCAGATAGTGTAAGTAGGGCTAGATTTTGGGCGTCTGTCCCGGCTAGTGGTACTATAAGAAAATTCCACAGTGGAATATATGCAACTATTATTGACTCTATCACCGATTTAATATTAGGTGATTATGAGGGGTTACAGGTTGGAGATTTACAGGATGGAAAAAACCAGATATTGGATAGCTGGGAAGAGATAGCCAAAGACAATAACTTTGATAGTGAACTATTCAGAGACGCGATTACTGATACATTGATTGTTGGTGATGGCGTTTTTAAGTTTTCATACGATAAGGAAGTTTCAGAACACCCTATTATAGAATTTGTATCGGGTGAGGATCTAGAAATATTAGTAAAAAGAGGTAGACCCGTTGAGTATAGATTCTATAGTCACTACAAAAAAGACAGCAGAAATTATAAGCTTGTTGAGTCCTATAAAAAGGGCGCCATAGAGTATAGACTGGTAGATGAGCACGGTAAGGAAGTGCCAATATCAACCGTTGAGGAAATAAAAGACTTAACAGATGTTACCTGGTCGGGTAACTTCTTTTTGTGTGTGCCACTAAGATTTTATAAGTCCCCTAAAGATAGAAACAGGGGGATGGGAATACTGGACCGTAAAAGTGATAATATAGATGCGCTAGATGAGGTAGTCTCACAGTGGATAGAAGCCATAAGAGATGGTAAGGTAAAAACTTATATTCCTGAATCTCTTTTACCTAAGGACCCTGAAACAGGCAGGGTGCTATCACCGAGTTCATTTGACAACAAATTTATAAAAACGGACACGCCTATGAAAGAGGGCCAGCCAGATAAGATCGAACAGGTGCAGGCAATTATTAACTATGACGCCTTTGTCAGTACATATGCCAGCCTTTTAGACTTAGTGCTACAAGGGATAGTATCGCCATCAACTCTAGGAATCGATTTAAAAAAGACAGACAATGCAGAGGCCCAGAGAGAAAAGGAAAAAACCACACTAAAGACTAGAGGTAAGATAGTTGATACTCTTATGGAAGTTATTCCACAGGTTGTTAATACCGCCCTAATCACACAGCAAATTATAGAAAACAGAGGCGTAGGTGTTGTTGTGCCGGATAATGATGTGTTCCTACTGTTTGGTGAATATGCAAGCCCGTCATTTGAGGATAGAGTAGATACTACATCTAAGGCAGCTGCTGCTAATATCATGAGTATTGAGAGGCAAGTAGATGAGTTATGGGGTGATAGTTTAACTCCTGAAGAAAAAGAAGAAGAAGTTGAAAGGATAAAAAGCTTAAGAGGGGTAAGCCTTGTTGAAGAAGACCCTGAAGATGTACACGATTTAGGTGGTGATCCAATTGAAACGGAGCCGGAAGAAGAACCTAAGAACGAATAGCCAGACATGGGACGACATAACCCACATCTACCAACAAATGGAATTAGACCTAGTCGTGTCTATGAAAAGAAACTTAGTCAAACATGAGAAGGAAGAAATGAAACACGGCTTTAAGTGGGAGCAGTGGCAGGCTGCCAAACTTAGAGATATGGAAAGGTTTAGGAAAGAAAATCAAGATATTATAAGTTCTTATGAGCCTGAAATTGAAAAAGTAATACAGACAGCACTGATAAATACCTACGATATAGGGGTTAAATTAGCTACTGACAGCCTCATAGAAGCCGAGCAATTAAATCTTGATAATAATATTAGGATAGCTTTACCAAAACTAACAGAGCCTATTGTAGAGCCTCACAAGTTACTACCAAGTGAGTCAGTAACTAAGGAAGAAGCTAAGCAAGCCTTAAAAGAGTTTGAGATGTCCGGTAGGGTAAAAGAAAATGTGTTTTTTAGAATCAATGATGACAAGCTAAAAGCCTTGATTAAGGAAACAAAGAAAGCTGTAGCAGACCCAACAAAGGCTATCTTGAGATACCAGGATGACCAATACAGACAGATTATAACTAGGGCCCAGGTAGGCTTATCTAATGGCAGTTTAACACTTGAACAAGCCATAGACCAGGCAACAAGTGATTACCTAAGAGCCGGGATATCTAACATAGAGTATAAAAATGGTAATAGGGTAAATATAGCAGATTATGCCACTATGTGCCTAAGGACATCTAACCATAAGGCTTTTTTACACGGCCAGGGCGCTAAAAGAAAACAGATGGGCGTTACAACAGTTTTAGTGTCGCAACACCTAACCGCATGCCCCTTGTGCGTACCTTGGCAAAACAGGGTCTTAATTGATGATATATTCAGTGGTGGAAGTAAGGAAGATGGACCATATCCGCTACTAAGTGAAGCAGTTGACGAGGGGTTATTACATGTTAATTGCCAGCACAACCTAAATACATTTTATCCTGGTATAAGCACAATACCTCCAACACTTGACCCTGACAAAGTAGATGAGGCGTATAAGGAAACCCAAAAACAGAGACGTATACAAAGAGATATTAGGCGTCAAAAAAGAGTGGTGGCAGGAACAACAGATTTAACTAACTTCAACAATGAAAGAAGAAAACTGGAACGACTAAAGCGTAAACAACAGAATCGAAGTCAAGAGAAAGGCTTTAATATTGACTTAAGCAAAGTAAAAGTAAGAAGTGTTGATATAAAAAAGACAAAAGATGACTTGATTCAAAAAGGTATAAATGATAAAATTAAAGAAATAAGAGACTACATAAAATCTGAAGAGTGTATTAAAAAAATTCATGACGGTAAGCAGGGTAAACACATAGTGGGCCATAATAATTATGGTGGTAAGAGTTATTTAGCTGACAGAGTAGATCCGCAAGAGTTAGTAGATGGGTATCACGGCACGGGTGATTATAAAATAACTAGTCCAAGTAAAAATTGGAATAAAAAGGAATTTGTATTAGGTGAAGATATAATAGGTTTTGTCGTTGATGAGTCCACGGGAGAGGTAACGCCAACAAGATACTTTTCAATACACTATTCAAAGAAAGGTACGCACGTAGTACCTAGAAAGGAGCCGAAGCAGTGGTAAGTCTGGAAGAAATGAAAGAAGCCGAGGGGCATAAAATTAGAATTGTTTATATGAATGGTGAATCTGAGGAATATTATTGTTCTTACTACATGCAATCCGAGGATGAAGATGAGGAAGCGGCTATTTTTATAGGTGAACACTACATTGCTCAGCAAGCAGATATTAATAGTATTACAATTTTAGACTAAGCATCTTGACAGTAGTTAGGGTGCTTTTTTAGTGTAATAAGAAAGAGAGGTAACTTATGATAAGTAACGAAAGATTTATAGGTTTGTGCATTCAAAAAGTAATGCTATATGAAAACTCTAGGGAAGACCAAGACAAGTTCTTAAATATTGATGATGTGTTTGTTGTATGGTCCTGTAAGACCCTGCAGAATAGCAAATGTTTAGTCAGTGCCAAGAATAAGGGTGCTTATTACTATGAGTTTACCATGAATGGTGATAGGGGAGAAATATACATGGATGTATATAAGAAGGTTGAAAATATCCCACTAGACCTAGAAGGAAACAGAATAACAGCAATGGTAAAAGAAAAGGAAATAACACCTAGAAACTGCATTGTTTCAACTGGTTGTTGCGGTTAATTTCGTTATTTGCGTTCCATTTTCTACCGGGACGAAAGAGACGCAAATTGCATAATCGTTGAAAATACTAGCTTTTTTCGTTTCACTATCTACCGCTAATAACGGTAAAATATAAACGTGCGACGGAAATGTATTTCCTTCGCAGAGGCTCTATGCGTGAGTGTATGGTCTTAGAAGGGCTATGCACTATAAATTAATACAATCGACCCGGACAAGTCGTTAAAAGGTCTATTTTTAATGCAATAAAGTACTCAAGGCCAAGAGAATAAAAGGGCCAACTACATACTGGAACCAGCCAGAATAAAAAGGAGAGTAGATAATATGAAATGGTTAGAAGAAATATTGAAAGATGTTGAGGGTAAGGATAACATCATAAAAAATATCAAAAAAGGTATTGGTGAAAACTTTGTATCTAAGGCGGATTTCAATACAAAAAATGAGGCGGTTAAGACCTTGGAAAAACAAGTAAGTGAGAGAGACGAACAGTTAGAAACTCTTAAGAACTCTAAGGAAGATACGGAGACCCTAAAGGCTACGATTGAAACCTTACAGAAAGAGAATAAGACTAATGCAGAGCAGTACCAAGCAGATTTAAAGGCTATGACCTTAGATACCGCTATAAAACTTGCCATAGCAGGTAAGGTACATGATGAAAACTTAGTTACCGGGCTGTTTAACAAAGAGGCTTTAATCGTAGGTGAAGATGGTAATATCATAGGCTTGGATGAGCAGTTAAAGGGCCTACAAAAGGACAAGGGCTTTTTATTTAAAGAGGCTGGGGACCCAGACGGATCTAATGCTGATGGTATAGACTTCAAGTTTGGGGCAGGTAAGAACGAACCTAAGCTGACTGAGCAGGCCTTAAATGAGGCTTTTGGCCTACCGTCTGAGAAGTAGAGAGGAGAATTAAACAATGAGTTACAATTATGCAGAAAGATTTGAAAGACAGATTGAGAATAAATACAAGCACGGATTAACAAGTGCTGACATGGCGGCGAATAAAAAGTATAAGTTTATCGACGCACAGACAATTAAGATTCCAACAATAGCCCTATCAGGCTATAAGGACCATAAGAGAAATGGTGACGTGAATAAGGGTACAATCACTAATGATTGGACACCTTATAAGCTGACTCATGACAGAGACATAGAGTTCTATGTTGATGAGATGGATGTTGATGAAACTAACCAGGTGCTAAGCGCCGGAAATATAACATCAGCTTTCATGGAAGACCAGGCTATTCCTGAAACAGATGCCTACAGGTATTCTAAGCTATATGCAGACGCTAAGACGCATGGCGCTAAGATAGATAATACTGCGCTAACAGTGAACAACATCTTAGAAGTGTTTGACAAGGCCATGGAGTATATGGATGAAGCGGGTGTACCATCTGAAGGTAGAAAGATGAAGGTAACACCAGCAGTATACAGGATGATTAAGAATGCTGAAAAGATTCAGAGGACATTAGAGGTAACTGGCAGCACAGATATCAATAGAAATGTTAGAAACTTAGATGAGGTGGAAATAACAAAGGTGCCATCAGATAGGTTTAAGACTGTCTATGATTTTGCTGATGGTTTTAAGCCTGGAAGTTCAGCTAAGCAGATGCATATGATCATATACCACACATCAGCAATAATCGCACCGATTAAGGTTCAGGATGTGTATTTGTGGCCTAAGGGGTCTACACCTCGTGCTGCTTTCGGGTGGTTGTATCAGAATAGGTCATTCCAGGATACATTCCTTATCAAGCAGAAGAAGGAAGGTATCTACATAGTATCTGAAGCAGAATAGGGGGTAAATCATGTACGCAGTAAAAGGAAATAGAGAATATAAGATTGATGAAGTTGAAAAGGATACCTATATATCTAATGGGTATTCGATTTATTCTGATGAATTAGAGCTTGTGGAAGCTCCAGGAGACAGTCTATCAGAGGTAGAAAAGCTTAAGGCTGAAAATAAGAAGCTTAAGGCTGAAAATACCAAGCTAAAAAATAAGCTAAAAGGCACACAGGGTCAGTCAGAAGATAATCAGGAATCAGAGGGGCAGTAATTTTTATTGCCCCTTTATTTTAAGGTAGGTGATAAAGATGTATGCATCAATAGATGATTACGTTAGATTAGGATATGAGGAATTAGATGATAAAACAGAAGTTTACCTGGAAAGGGCATCTAGACAGGTAAACATAATATGTTTTGGCCGCATAAATGGCTATGGATTTAGCAATCTTACAGACTACCAAAAGTCGCTAATTAAAGAAGCTGTTTGTGCGCACGCAAAATTCTTATATGACTATAAGGACTACTTATCCACCCCACTTAATAGTTTTTCGATATCAAAAACATCAATGAATTTTGGTGATATTGGAGTCAGCATTAGTGGTATTAGGACTTCAAAAGAAGTCGTGGAATACCTGAGAGGAACAGGATTGACCTGTAGGGTGCTAAGATGATAGGAAAATTCCCAAAACCACCTAGTATTATGATGAATACCGATATTGAGATAATACAAGAAATAGATGGTGAGGATGGCGTCACAGAGGCTTTAGTGTATAAGGGTAAGTGTTACTATGAAGAAGCTATAAGACGCATTCTAGACGAAAATAGACAGGTTATAGAACTATCAGGGCTTGCCATTGTATACACTAACTTAGTCTTTAACAAGGCTTTCATCAGAATTGATGGGAAGACCAGAACTATTTACAGAACATCTAGACCAAGAAATCCTGATGGCTCTGTTTATTCAACTGAAATGGAGTTGATTTAATGACTAAGGTGAAAGTAAGCATAACCCTAAATCAAGAGGTTATAGATAAGATTAAATCAGCGACAACACCCACACTAGAAATGGCCATGGATGCCTTGGCTACTGAAATAGAGAGTAAACAGGTAGTGCCATTTAGAGATGGTATATTAAAAGACTCTGAACATCACGGAGTAGTAGACCATGAGGGTTACATATCGTGGGATACCCCTTATGCTAGACGATTATACTACCACCCTGAATATAATTTTAGTAAGGATAAGCACATCAATGCTAGAGGCTTATGGTGTGACTACTGGCAATACGGGGACGGTAGCAAATGGTTGGCTAATACAGTGGGAATCTTCTTGAAAATGAATTCAGGAGGTGTGATTAAGTGATAACAGCTTCTAATGTAAAAGATTATCTAAAAAGTAAGATAGATGGTGTGGACCGTTGGTACAGTGGTTCTCTAAGAAGCAATGATGTAAAAAGTATTTGTGTGTATTCTAAGTCATCCATGGGCACCAATAAGGTGTGCGTGGGTGGTTTAGAAAATACAAGTACCTTTATACAAGGCTATTCAGTCTTGGTACATTGGACGAAAAATACCATTGAGACAGAACTAAAATCAATGGAAATTTACAATGCCTTATGGGGGCAGAATCCAGTTATAAACGGGCACCGAGTTATTAAAATCAATTTGAGAGACGCAAACCCAATAGGGTTAGGAGTTGATGACAACGGGATTTATGAATACGTAATCAACTTCGATATATTATATGAAAGGTAGGTAAAATATGCCTAAGAATAATGGACTAGCTGGAGTTTATCCAGTATACAAGATAAAATTTAAAGTCGGCATTAAAGGAACAAAGTCACAGGCTGCCGACATGAAGATAATAAAGGACCTTGAAACATTTTCGCTATCTATTGATGGTAACGTAGAAGAGTGGACACCAATGGATACGGACGGATGGGTAAGGCGCCTTATGACAGGTAAGGGCTTTACTATATCCCTAAACGGTAAGAGGCATGTAGGCGATGATGGTAACGACTATGTGGCTGATGTAGCATGGAAGGATGGACTTGACTGCTCTACAAAGGCAGAAATTGAGTTCCCTAACGGATCTAAGTTAGCTTTTGACGCAATAATTGACGTTAAGAATGTAGAGGGTGCAGATTCAACAAATGTTGCACCGCTTGAATTTGACCTAATGAGTGATGGAAAGCCGCAGTTTACACCAGCACCACAGGCTTAATTAAATAGGTCTTAGTGGTTATAGTTTTATAGATTATTTTATGTGAGGGTCATGGTATATGGCCCTCTTTATTTTAAGATAGGAGATTTATATATGGCTAAACAGTTTTATGATATATCAAGCAAGTTGACTAGGCAAAAGCCAGTAATTAAGTTTGAAGAGGGTAAGGAATTTAGAGTAAATAGTTCTCTTAAGGGGGCTATTGCTATCCAGGGAATATCTGAGAATGAAAAAGATAATTTAAAATTGCTAAGAGAAATCGTGTCTATAGGCATAGGGGTTGAAGGTCTTGAATATGTTGAGTCGCAGGATTTCACAATCCCAGACTTACAGGCTATAGTAGAGGCGATATCTAACGCAATGATGGGTCTTGATGATGAAGAGGGGGAGACTCCGGAAAAAAAGTTAGATGGTACGACCTTGTAGAAGATTGGGACCTGATAGAGGCTTCATTTGTAACACAGTATGGTATTAGGCTTAGAGAGACGGATATGCAGTGGGATGAGTTTTGTACACTACTTAGTGGAATTATGCCAAAGACCCCACTGGGCCAAGTCGTATCCATAAGGTCAGAAGAAGACAAGGAAACATTAAAGACTTTTAATGAACACCAAAGAAAAATAAGACAAGACTGGAGAAGTAAGCAAGCCAGATTAAGGACAGAAGAAGAAAACGAATTGATGATGAAGAAACTAGAACATATGTTTGAAAAAGCATTTGGGTAGATATAGGCAGCAATAGAAAGTGAGGTGATTGGTATGTCAGATAGTGTAGGTACAGTAAAGCTTGGAGTTGAGTTAGACGCAGATATCTCTAAATCACTTAGCAAAGTGACCGACTCAATAGCCGGGAAGATAAAGTCCATGTTTGAAACTCCTGAAGGTGCAACTAAGATAGGTGAAGCTTTTGCCAAGAGCATGGAACAGTCTACAGCTAAGATGGATAAAATCATGGAAAAAGTTGATACTGGCATGGAACAGACAGTGACTAAAGTTGATGTGGCACTACAGAAGATGATTGGTGGCATTAGTAAGGTTGTTGATATCCTTATGGAAAAGCTAAAAGCGCTAAACACTCAGCAGATAAACCCCGGACAGGATGTCATACCTAATATCAATGATAAGATAAGCATACCGCAACCGAGAGCACCACCGATTAAGACAAATATTAAGGCGGATATACAATATTATCAGGAACAGATAGCCCTGATTAAAGAAACAATCAACCTACAAGAATCCGCAGCGGATAGGCACATTAAAAAAATTAAAGAGTTAGAGGCCGAATATAAAAAGGCTGCAACATCAATGAAAAGTGTTGGTGGACAGATTAAAGAAGTATTTGACCCTAACACAGCTAGTGCCAAAAAATTAGCTGGTGAGATTGCCAAAGAGAATCAGGCAGTAGATAAGATAGGAATAAGTGTAGGTAACTTAAATTCTAAGCTGAGCCAGACAGAAAGACATATGAAGATGTTACAAGATAAGGCAAATAGTGCTACTTCAGGAGTAACTAAAGCCGTATCTAAAACAAATTCACGTCTAAAAAGTATCACTAACAGGACTTTTAGGGGCATGAGGTCGGCTATGATGTTGCCTTTTAAGCCAACCATCAATGGCTTTAAAAGATTGGGCAGAGCAGCCCAAAACGCAGGAGAGAGAGGCAGCAAAAGTCTAGGAACATTAGATAAGTCATTTTGGAGAGTATTCAGGCGACTATTTATAATCGGCACAATATCTAAAATGCTAAGAGGTCTTACAGGGTATATAGGTGATGCCTTAATGGCCAATGAAAGATATAGGGCTTCACTGGACACTGTAAAATTAAACCTTGCATCTGCTTTCCAACCAATCATGGATGTTATGATTCCTGCTTTGGTAAATTTGATGTCTTGGCTGGCTAAGGCAACCGGATATATGGCGGCTTTTATAGCCACAATGTTTGGGACAACTTATAAGGCTAGTGTTCAAGGGGCTAAGCAATTAAATACCCAGACGGCAGCCTATAAGGAAATGAGTAAGCAGTCACAAAAGACTGCCAATAAAGTCAAGAAGTCAGCTAAGGAAATGATAGGATCCTTGGCAGGATTTGACGAGATCAATACAATTAATTTGAAATCAGATGTTGAAAATGTTAAATCAGGAGATGTTGACGTTCCTAGTTGGGTTAATGCTGCCACTACTGAAATTGGTGATACATCTGTATTTGATAAATTCAAGAAGATACTGGATGGTATATTTAAGCCATTTAAGGAGTCTTGGGCAAATGAGGGCCAAAATACAGTAAATGCCTTTAAATATGCCATGGGTGAAATATCTGAACTTGCAAAATCAGTAGGTAGGTCTTTGTATGAAGTGTGGACCAATGGCACTGGCACCCAAATGTTAGATTCCATACAGCGCTTGTTACAGAATATATTACTACTAATAGGTGATATAGCTAAGTCGTTTAGGTTAGCATGGGATGACGAGGGCAGAGGTACACAAATTATCCAAAATATAGCTGATGGAATAATTAATACTATTCAGTTATTTGGAAGCATAACTAATAGCATACGAGAGGTATGGGGGGCTGTTGGTGATGAAATAGCTGTCAACTGCCTTGATATCCTGGGGAATGTAACCCATACGTTTTCGCAAATACCAAAGCTTTTTAAAGAGTCTTGGGAAAAGAACCAGATAGGTACAGAATTCTTACAGCATATAGGAGATGGATTTAATAACATACTCGGCCTAATAAACGATGTGACTAAATTAAATGATGAATTGTGGGCTAAGTTCGGGCCGTCTATCATGGATACAGTCATGCAGTGCCTAAATGCCACTTCTGGCCTATTTGAGTCTATGACAATAGGCTTTAGAGGTGTTTGGGATAATGGTGGAAATCATCTATTTGAGTCGATAGGAAGACTTGCTACAAGGCTATTTGAGTTAGCTGGACGTATATATTCTGATTTTATAGCACCGGTAGCAGGGAAGTTTTTAGAGGTTCTAGGACCTGCAATCGGTAAGGTGCTAGATATAATAGCTTCACTACTAGATAAATTTAGTGAACTTATTGAATGGATCCTACAAGAAGGTAATCCGGCTTTTGATTTGTTGTGTGGTGCATTGGCTGGTGCAGGCGTTGCCTTGCTTACCTATAAGGGTTATCTACTAGCAACGAGTATTGCACAAGCAGGCTTAGGAACGATTTTATCAACAAATTTAGCCCCAGCAATAGGGCTAGTTACAAAGGCATTCGCTTTTATCTGCTCACCTATAGGGGCTGTTACACTTGCCATTGGTGCTGCGGTAGCCATAGCAGTAGTACTGTGGAAGAATTGGGATAAGATAGGCCCTGAAATTAAAAAGATATGGGAAGGTATAAAAAAGGCCTGCGTCGATATATTTACTGGCATAGGCAAGTTCATATCTGATACATGGGATAGCATAGTTAAGGGAGTTACCGAGTTTGGCTCTAAGGTCCTAAAAGGCTTAGGTGACCTAGTAATGTCCATATTAAAGGGTGCGACTGAGTTTATGGCAAAGTTCATCGCCTGGTACATCAACCTTTGGGGTGAAATAATCCGACTATGTGGTGAAGGTATATCTAAGGCACTAAAAGCCATAGTAGATTTCTTTGCCAAGTTCCTAACAGCCGGATGTGACCTAGTAAGGCATATCGCCAGGGGTATAGGCAACACAATGAGTAGTGCAGTTACAGCCATGGCCAATGTCGGAAGAAGTATATTCAATGCTATTAAGAGTATTAACCTTTTCAGTATAGGTAAAAATCTAATCATAGGATTGTGGAATGGTATATCATCTGTGACTGACTGGATTTTAGATAAGCTAGGTGGATTCTGTGACAGGGTAGTTGACACTGTGTGTGACTGGTTTGGCATTCATTCGCCATCAAGAGTATTCAGGGACCAGATAGGTAAGATGATTCCTAAGGGTATGGCTATTGGTATAGAAGCTGAATCCGGTAAGGTTATGGACGCTATGAAAGACTTAATGAATATCCCAGAACTTTACCAACCTGAATTATCATTTATGGGAGATACAAAACCTCAACCACCACCAGATAAGGATGGCATTATTAAAGAGATAATAGACCTTATGGGTGGAGATAATGACGATAATCCGCAACCAAAGACGATTAATATAGTTTTAGAGCTAGATGGAGAAGTGATTGGCAAAAAGTCAGTTGAGTATATAGATGATGTCCAAAAACGTACAGGAAAGCCAGTATTCACTTAGAGGGGGGAGAAACTTTACATGATAAATATAAATGGAATTGACGTAACTGAGTATGTAAAGCCGTATAAGGTATCACTACAAGACCTAGATTCAGACTCCTCTGTCAGAAATGTAAAGGGTGAAATGATGAGGGATAGAATCGCAGTCAAGCGAAAAATTGAACTTGAGTTTGGCCCTTTACAAAGTGAAGCAATAAAGGCAATCTTAGGGGCTATTGCGGGGGTATTCTTTAGTGTCACCTTCATAGACCCCCTAGAAGGTCAAATTACTAAGCAGATGTATTGTGGGGATAGAACCGCAGCTTTATATAGTAGTAATACAGAACTTTGGACAGGACTTAAGTTTAATCTTATAGAAAGGTAGGTGATGTGCATGGAGAGTAAGATTATCAAAGAAGCTTTTTCAAAACCAGCAAGGGAGCTTAGGGCAAAAGTAACTATTGGTGATAAAGTATTCACTGATGAACACTTAGAAAGCGTAAGAGCCGTAACTGGTCTGTCAGAGAGTAATGATTTTGAAGTAGGAACTGCCTTCATGGCATCAGCTACTATAAAACTAGTAGATAAATATGAAAATTTCAAGGAATCGAATTTTAAGGATAAACTGGCAAAGGTAGAGATTGGGGTTAAAACACCCCAGGACTTTGACTTTACGTCAATAGGTGAGTTTATTGTGGATTCAGTAGGAAATAATATGAAAAGTTGGGAGTTAAAGTGTTATGACAGGATGCATAAGTTTAATGTTAAGTATGATTGCAAATTGACTTTCCCAACATCCTTAAAAAGCATAGTGTTGGATATATGTAGTATTTGCGGTGTTGAACCATCAGACAACATCAAAAACTCTACACTACTTGATAGAAGTATTAAATTTAAGCCTAATTTTTATGATATGACCGCAAGGGAAGTTTTAGCCCAGGTAGCAGAATTAGTTTGTGCGTGGGCTTATATAGATGTTGATTCCCAGAAATTGGATATAGGCAGCTATACATTGGATAATGAGATTAAGATAAATGATGACAACTTAATTTCATTTAAAGAGTATAAGAATACAAGTAATTCTGACTGCAAAATTCTTCTGGATAGTGTCAAGATAATTCAAAATGGGGCTGATGACGCAGACTATAATCCTGATAGCCCTAGGAAATTTCATATCGTAGATAATATGTTTATCCAGGGTAATGGTGCAGACTACATTGATAATGCTAAGAAATCTTTTAGATTCAATGAACTATCAGCCCTTTCCATAAAATACAATGGAAACCCAGGATTGAGACCTGCTAGATGTGTTAAGGTAATTAGGGCAGGTAAGGAATATAACTTCCTTCCTTTAGTTCGTAAGCTTACCTATAATGGCGGGTTAGTTGAGGAATGTGAGTGTAAACAGATTAATTATGACCCAGCTAATCGAAGAAAAGAGATTGTCAGACACGTGGAGAAGATAAACGCCCTACTAAAAGTTATGGATAACAAAATCCAATCTAAGGTGGGGACAGAAGAGTTTCAAACACTAGTTGAACAGACAAAAGAAGAGATAAAATTACTTGCTAAAAACATTAACTTAGAGGGCTATGTTAAGTTCGAGGACCTAAAAAAGCAAAATAAATCAACTGTTATCCACGGTGGTAATATCACTACTGGTGTAATCCAGTCAAAAGATGGCGGCTTTGGTATTGATTTGGATAATAAGACTTTTTTCTTAGGGCGTGATTTAGAACACTATGCCCTACTTTTTGATGGTGAAAATCTGAAATTTGGAACCGGTGGAATTAAATCAGACCAGTTTTCTGAGGGACTAAAACAGGAGTTGAAAGGTCAGGATGGGCAATCCCAGTATGTTCATACCAGGTATTCTGATAGTGGTGGAGATGTAGGGGCTATGCATGTAAATGCGGTGGATGACTCAGGAGAGCCATACAAGTATATAGGCTTTGCCATAACCAACTCTAGTGGTGCACCAGCTTTAAAGTCCGCGTATAAGTGGACTAAATATGTAGGTGATGATGGTGCTAATGGAACACCAGGAAAGTCAGGAGCAGATGGAAAGACGCCATATTTTCACGTAGCTTGGGCTGATAGCTCAAATGGTGCTGTTGGATTTACAACTCAGGGTGGCACAGACAAGAAATATATGGGGACTTACACCGATTTCACCCTAGAAGATAGTCAGAATTACAGTGATTATACTTGGGTAAGGGTAAAAGGCCAGGATGGAGATTCTTTTAAGTTTAATTTAATATCAAATGGAGATTATCATAATGATTTTGCCACAAACGAACCTAGTAACGACCCTAACAAATTAAACGAATGGCAAGTTAAAAGTCAAAAAGAGAAGAGTCTTGTTAGAATAACACCTTTTGACGGTCAATACGTAATGAATGTTCTTGCATCCGACACCGATGGAGCGGTAGAAATTAATCAGTACATAGGGTTAAAGAAAAATACAAAGTATTTTGTAAAATTTATGGCAACCTCTCTATATATGTCGATGTATTATTATGGAAATGGATATACTCAAGTGGCAAGGGTTGAGGATTCGAATGTAGCTGAGTTTAAAATATATTCGGGAGAATTTACAACCCATGCGGTTAATTCTCATATAATACAATTTGACTGTAGGAAAATTACCCGCATTAGGTGGATTATTCTTTCTGAGAAGCCTATTCCGGATGATGTAGAGTGGTACCCATCGCAATTCGATTTGCAGGGAAAGGATGGAAGTATGGAAGATTTACCACCCGCACTGAAAGCATGGAATGGTAATGCTACTGAAATATCAGGAAAATATGTATTTACGCCTGAGTTATTTGTGGGTAACGGTTCTTATGAAAATAAGACTGGTATTTACATCGGGAAAAATATAAGGGCTAAGTATCACGGTTACTGGCAAGAGATATCAGGAATGGTCGGCATGGAAAATGGAGAAGTAAATTGGATGTTCACGCATTCGGGTAATCTTATGATTGGTAGAAAATTTGGCGAAACTATTCAGCTAGGTTCTGATGGTAGAGCTATAATACCTATGATAAAAACCAATATGATTGAAGCCGGTGCAATTACTGCCGAGAAGATAAAATCTGGGGAGATTACAACCGACTTCTTATATCCTGGGACAAGTGAAAGAATTATTCTAGAGCGTGGATATTCTCCCGGATCCAATGACTGTAAGTCAATTGACGCTAACGGTAGTGCTATTAGACTAAAAGTTAATTCAGGAACATATATAGCCATGAGAAGTTCCGGTGGTGTTGGAATGTATTCCGGTGGTGATTTGTTCTTTAATTTTAACCCTAATGAGGAGTGGATATATAACGGTGGAGAGCGTGCCGGAAGTGGAGTTTTAAGCTTATATGACGCCCGTGTAACTATGGGGTGGCTGCAATACTATATATACTCTGTAAGGTCGGATAGACGTGTTAAGGACAACATCAAATACATTGAAGATAAATCAGAGAATATAAATAAATCTAATATATTTGATTTTGTAAAAACGATAAATTTGGCAACATATCAATATAAGAAGTTTAGCGGAAGTAATTTATCTATGATTGCCCAGGATGTTCAACGATTTAGATTCATTCAAGATTATTTGGTAGTAAAAGACTCTGATGGGCTACTGTCAATCAATATGGGTAATTATACATCTATGCTTCATGTTGCCTTACAAGAGGAAATTAAAAAGCGTGAGACTCTGGAATACAGGGTTGGTAAGCTAGAAGAAGAATTGGCCGAAATTAAGAAATTACTTAGGGAGAAGGTGAAATAAGTGCTTAAGGGATTATACAGACATTATCTATCCCCGGATAGCTTTGTAGACCAGGTATTTGTCGTAAATGCAGGTGAGTCTGCACGAGGTGTTAGATTTATCTTAAACGATTTTAAAAACTTATCTGACTTAAAATTTAGAAATGTTATTAAAATTAAGGATGAAATATTTGAGAATGAACAGGTATTTTTTGATAAAGAAAATGCCTACGTGGATGTTATATTTCCGTGCCTTAATAGGGGGGAATATTTAACCGAACTAGCCATAATAGATGGGGGCAAAAAACTTTTATCAGGAATCTTCAGTATTAACTATGTTGAAAGCTTGATTGATGTTGAATTAGACAATCTAAAAAAGATTAGTGCTACAGATCTTTTCGAGTCTCTTATAAATGCAGAGAATAAAATAAAAGAGCTTGTAGAAAAGACTAAGGGATTAGATAAAGTTGTCGATAAGTCATATATCCACAATCAGCAGGTGGCCAGTGATACTTGGACAGTCCAGCATAATCTAGGTAAGTATCCAGCCGTATCGGTTGCAGACACCGGCAATAATGAGGTTTATGGGGATGTAAGACATATAAATGAAAATACAGTAGAGTTAAAATTTAGCCATCCTTTTTCAGGAGTGGCTTTTTTTAATTAATAAATTTTGAAAGGTGGTAAAACATGAATTTACTTACGAATCTAAAAGCAAATCAAAATCAGCTATTAGAAGCAGTCTTGCACTCAGTAGCAGTTGAACCAACGCAGGCAGTAGCAGGTCAGGTATACTACAATACCAAGGATAAGAGAGCCTATGTTTACACGGGGGCTGTGTGGATGGCTATGGACGCAAAGGACGCTTCACCTACAGCAGTTAGTATAGTTAAGACTATAAATGATGGTGATAGTCTAATTAACCTAGATAAAATTAAGGACTTAGCAGACAAGCTAAAGGCGGCTAATTTAGTGGCTACGATTAATAGTGGCACTGAGAACATCAACGCAGATAGGATAAATGGCATAGCCGGGGCAATTACAGCAGGGGACATAGTTACCAAAATCAATGAAGGTACATCTAAAATCAGCACATCTAAAATTGATGGGCTAGACGATAAACTAAAGATAGATACTATCATACAGGCCCTAATAGCTAGTAATAAGACTATACCAACTAGCAAGATTACAGGTCTAGATAATACCCTTGCAACTAAGATAACGGACGCACAGGCACAAGCTAAGGCAGACACGGCCCTACAGCAAGCTAACACCTTTACTAATCAGAGGATTAACCAGGTTTTAAATGGGGCGTCATCTAATTACGACACTCTTAAGGAAATCGAGGAAGCACTAAAGAATAACGACAACTTAACTACGGTTTTAAAGAAAGGCATAGCAGACAAGACTGGTAAGGTAGCAAAAGAGATAGGCAATGGCACAGCTACAGAGTTCACTGTAAATCATAATCTGAATTCTCAGGATGTAGTTGTCATGGTCAGAGAAAATAAGGCTCCTTTCGCCCAGGTGATTACAGATGTAGAAATTACAGACACTAATAATGTAAAAGTGAGATTTGCCAAGGCACCAGCCGTAGATAGCTATAAAGTAATAGTAGTAGGATAATTTAGGGGGTAAAATATGAAAGTTTTAGGATTAATTGAAACAGAAGTAGATGTAGTAAGCAAAAAATATGTAGACGATAAGGTAGCTGAACTTAGAATTCCGTATACTCCTAAGGTTTTATCGGAATCTGAATATAACCAACTGAATGAAAAAGACCCACAGACTATATATTTCATAAAGACCAGCTATCAAATGTCAATACAAAATAAAAAATAAATTTTGCACTGACAT